AACAAAAATTTACGCATTTCGTACCCAGAGATAAGCCTAAAAAACGGCCTCGACGTCACAAGAAAAATTTAAATAAAAGTGAAAAACTCGGACACAATAAAAAATATCATCGCCAGGGCAGACGAGCTAGTTAATGGAAGCAAAAATAACTGATCTATTATACAGAATAAATGGTTTGGTCCCTAAAGATGTTTGTATATTTTTTATTAATTTTTATGAAACACACCAAGCGTGGGCCGGATTAGAATCAAGTTACAAATTTAAAAAAAATAAAAAGTTACAAGATAATTTTAGATGTATTAATTTATCGCAATTAAAAGACAGAGATCCTGAGTGTGAAAAAACTTTTCAACTGGCTAGTCAATACTTATCTATAATGATAACTAATTATGTTCTTAACATCCAACAAAATATATGTCCTACCTATAATGATTTATTTATTAAACAGATGGTTAATATAAGAATACTAAAGTATGGTGTAGGAGAATATATTGATGACCATTCTGATATAGGCCCAAACATAAGAGCATCTTGTACGTTAAATTTAAATGAAGATTATGAAGGTGGAGAGTTTAGATTTTTTGACGGAAAATTAAAACATACATTTAAGACAGGAGACGCTATGTTATTTCCTGCAGAGCCTATTTGGATACATGGTACAGAACCTGTAACCAAGGGAACAAGATATTCAATAAATTGTTTTTTAAAAAGTAATTAAGTAACTACTTTGCCTTCATCTTTTTTAGGAATACAGGTAAATTTAGGATACAACTGGGTGTTGTTTATTTCATCTTTAGTAAAATTACCTTCTGCGTATATAATCTCATAAGATTCAGATAAGCCTGCTCTTATACAATCGTGATGATCTGGAAAGACTTTTGGATAGTCTTTGTTGGTGTAGCATTCTCCGCTCATTGCAGAGCATATATACACTGTTAATAAAAATTTCATATAGCCCTTGACACAAAGAAGAATATTTTGTAGGATATCCTTATATTAAAAAATGAAAGGATATAACAGATGACTGATTTTAGCAAATACAAAAACATCTCTATAAAAAAAGAGACGTATGCGAAGATTGACAAAATTAGAAAAGTGTTAGTACCCGATGATCCCGAAGTATCGAGAGCGCAGGTAGTAACTATTCTAGTAAACAAAGAAGCCAAAAGATTAAATGGCAAACTTAAAGGCTAACCAACCAATACAGGAGAAAGTATGAAATATACAGTAGTAAAAAGAATACACTTTTCACATGCAAATGATTATGTGACGGTGATTAAAGAAGCAGAAACATTCGAGGATGCTATGAAGTTTAAAGTAGCAGCAGAAATGTTAGAGGCAAAAGACTCAGACAATACTATTCAAATTTTGATTAGTACCGATGATGCTTTTGACTTTACACGAAAGCCTTTACTGTTAACTGATGAAGTAAAACAAGCATCGTGACGGAACTTAGAGACGAACATTTGGAGGTTATAAGTCGAAACAAAGCAATAGCTTATGAAAAAGAAAATAGTAATAAGTTATTACAAGCACGTGAAATTTATAACCAAACCAATGGTCTGCAAAATATATCGGAGCATGAACTCAAAAAATTTAATGGGTTGATGAAATATAATATATGATGAGTGAAGCAGACATCATTGAATACAATAAACTAACTGAACAGTTAGAGTTATTAAAGAAGAAAGGGACTCCGGTTGATGACCGGGGTCCCAATGACCTTACTAAACAAATAGAAATTTTAGAATTTAGGAACGAGAAACTACATAACTATAATCAAAAACTAATCGAAGAAGTAAGATCGCTTCGATCTAAATTATACATAAAGGAAAACTAATGCTTAAAGGAGACAGTAAAGACTATAACCTACTTGCTAAATGGGCTGAACAATTAAGCCCCCGAGACTTTTATTTAAGTGTAGAGATTGGGGTTCGTGAGGGCTACGGCTCTCACGTCATCATGGAGAATCTTAAAAATAAAAATCATTTTCATATAGGGATAGATCCTTATGGGGACATTCTCTATGATCATGTAGATACTCAAGGAGGAGTAGTTCCTAGATGGACAGACTTTGACGGTAATATTTTATATAACCCAGATGGTTCTTTCAAGACTCCAACGTATCCTAACTCCATGAAACAAACTTTCTTATCTGCTTTTAACAAGCACGAAAATTTTATTTTATATCAACTGGAAGACATTGAATATTTTAATGCGTTTGGTCAGGGTGTGCCTATCTATTACAAAGGTCAAAAAAAAATCATGAACACTTATGACTTTGTACACTTTGATGGTCCACATACCACCGCTGCAGTATTACATGAAGCTATATTTTTTGCTAATCGATCTAGACCTGGGACCAGGTTTGTATTTGATGATGTAGATACTTATGACATAAGATTAATTCAACAAGCGTTAACTCATTATGATTTTTATATAATGGAACGTGGTGAAAATAAAATGTGTTTGGAAAGATCTAATGGCTTACAAAAATCCTAAAGACCCTGAAGTATTACAGAAAAGAGTAGAGATGGATTATGCATACATGAACACGGAACGTGGATTTGTAATTTCATGTATTGCAAGAAAGTTTAAGCCTAGTATAGAAAAGTATGGTGGTCACAGAGCGCATGAGTCTATGGACAAGAAAGAATTTTGGAGATTGTATATGAATCATATTATTAATATGAAAGAAAAATTTCCAGAATCAGATGGTAGACTTTGTAGATATTGTGAGCAACCTTTTACTTTTGAAACTAGGAAAGGAACTAGAGGTAAAGGACAACCTAATAATCGTGCAACACAAAACTATACCAACTTTAGTATTGATCGCTTTGATCCAAGACTAACTTATCAAAGTAATAATATTATTTTTTGTTGTGTAGGATGTAATGATAGAAAACATAATAGTAACCCGGATGATTGGAAAAATTATTTAAGAATTGGAAAGGAATTAATAAATGATCAAGATAAATAAAAGATTTTACTACCCGACTTCGACTCGTAAAATTATTGATGGTAAAAGACATTACCTGGTAGGTGACGAAAAATTACCAAGTGTTACAAGTATATTAAAAGCCTGCGAAAGTGACGAGAAGAAAGCTTCACTCGACTCCTGGCGAAATAGAGTAGGCGAAGCCGAGGCTAAAAAAATTACTGAGACTGCTGCAGCGAGAGGGACCCTTATGCACTCGGTTCTTGAAGGATATATGTTAGATAAACCTGTTGTGGATCTAACGCCTGAAGGAAGACATGCTACGAAGATGGCACAGATAATCGCGGACCAGGGATTAAAAGGTAGACTCGATGAGTTGTGGGCTACTGAGTGTGTTTTATTTTACCCGGAGATGTACGCAGGTGCAACTGATGGTGTTGGAATGTACGAGGGCAAAGAGGCCATCATAGATTTTAAACAAACAAATAAACCGAAACGAAAAGAATGGATCGAGGACTATTACTTGCAATTAGCAGGATATGCCATTGCCCACAACCAAATATATGGCACTAATATCCAGTTTGGAATCATTCTAATGTGTAGCAAAGACTTATTATTTCAAGAGTTTCCCGTAGAAGGGGAAGAATTTAGACATTACGCGAACGAATGGTGGAAGAAAGTAGCACAATATTACAAGCAGAAAAAAGAATTTCAAGAAGTAGTTGACAGAGCCGGAATGTAATGTAATATAGGATATTATATGAAAGGAATAAATATGAAAGATAACTTTAAATTAGATCATGAAGCAATTGGTGATTGTTACTACGACGTATACACTAATAAAAATTATGGAGCTCCTACATTACTGGATAAAAAAACAATCGAGTATTTGTTAAAAGATATGGCTAAGATCCTGAATGGTGAATTAACTGCTGAAGACTACCGTAATGAGATTAAGCAGTGGGTGAGCGAGAGAAGTGATGAATGTTACTTGGACCAGGGAAAAGTAAGGAGGTACGATGAAAGATCTGCTTAATTTATTAGATACATTTACTGAGTATGAATGGAAACAGGCTAAACAAGAAATGACTAAAAGAATTCCTAGTTTGAACATAGAATTATGGACCATGGGAGAGTTTCAAACCTTAGCTAGATTCTTAGCCAGTCCAGACTTTTCAGACATAGATGAATACAGAAGGAGGCTGCACTAATGAAAAAAGAAAAATGGGATGGCCAATCAAGGCCATCCAATAGTTTGTACCGAAAAAATTTTGATGAAATATTTGGTAAGGCAAGAGAAGATTTAAAAGGCACTACAATTTGTAAAGCCAAGAAATGTAACAACTACCTATATAAAAATGAGAGCCCAAGTTTAAAGGGTTATTGCATGGATTGTGGCTAAAAAGCCACAATGTGTGATAAATATGTCACAATATGTTTGCAATAAGGCAAGTTTCTCCCTATAGACTTTTTTTGCCAGAAAAGTTTTTTTGTTTTTCAATTTCCAAAACGGTGTTACAATGGTTACAATGGCTTTTAAAGTGCTATTATTCGCATATACCAACACTTTTAGACGATATTTTTGTAACAAAACGCTGTTACAATGGTGTTACAGCTGTTACAATTTACAATAAGTGGCTTATATCAACACTTATAGCAAACCCGTACGCGCGCATAAGAAAAAGTTTTTGATAAAAAATGTGCCTAGAGAAAAAACCTATAGGTGCTATAAGGAGATATGCGTAGAAATAAGAAATCCAAATATAGACATGTAGTAATTAAAAATAAAAAATATTATTTCTACTCTATCACGTGGCTCGACATTACGGGTGACAGCGGGCACGCTACAGCAGAGGAATTTGCAAAGTTTAAACCCAGTGTGATGGTGACTCAAGCTTATCTATTTAGTAAGGATAAAAAAAATATAAAAACGTTTGCTTCTTATGAAGAAGGGGATGAGTTATTCTCAGACCGTAATGTATTTCCAAAAGGGTGTATTATTAAGATGGAAAAGATTAATCTTTAGTTTCTTCAATTACTTCTGCGTCAGCGTCAATGATTGGTTTAAAGTTCTTTAATGCTTTCTCTAACTCTTTGTCTAACTCTGATTCGTCAACATTATCTAAGTTTTTATGTAGATGTAGATTAGTATTATTTTGAAACCCTGCAGCCTTACCTCTAGCTACTTCCATATTACCTGCAGCACTCCAGGCTTTACTTTCTCTAGCTTCATCCCTAATTTTACCTAATTCTGCCAGGTGCTTCTCATAAGTAATATCGTATTTTTTTAATTTCTCTGCTCTGAGTCTTCCAATGTATTGAGTTACTAATGGATACAAAGATGGGTTCTGTAGTTTACTTGCCGATACATAAGCTGAGTTTGGATCGTAACCTGCAGCGATAGCGCACTCAGAATCAGTTTTTCTACCTTCCTCTGTCACAACTAAATTAGCAAATTTAATTTGTTTTTCTGTAAGTCTTTTTGGTACTCCTGCCATAAGCTTGCAATATAATTTATTTTTGGTATATGTTCAAGTAATGGTATCAGGAAAGTTATTAAGACAGGCCCTAGATAAATTTATGAAATCACCAGTAGCCCAAGAGGCTAGGGTGCAAGTATGTTTACCGGACGGTAAGTATTATGACATCAAAGATATAAAGTTGATGGAAAATAAAATGCTTGGAGTACGTGAAACTCATAGATTGGTCATGACTTTGTATTCTTCGAAGTGGAATATGGGTGAAGTAATTAAGAAAATTTAGTTAGCTTGAATACTCGGGACTTAGCCTGAATGAAGATTAAAAAAGAGACTAAATTTTGGCATGAAATTAAAGCGTTCAACATTAAAAATAATTGCGAATTATCATTTACACGCGTGGAAAATAGCGCTGCACATGGGACTCCTGATCTATTGGTTTATAATACTTCTGGCCACTTTTTTACCATCGAATTAAAGCTAAATTTGGCTAAAAAAATTCGCTTCTCTCCACATCAAATTGCCTTTCATATTAAACATCCGCACAATAGTTTTATCATGGCCAAGGGCCTCTGTCAGACAGACATAAAACTTTATGAGGGGTCCAAGATCCGTGATCTTGTAACCGGTTCTGCCGAACCTTGTGCC